CCAAGTATCCTTTCCAAACAAAATATGCCGCAACACTCTTGCCGCACAGCACAAGGCGGTGAGTAAAGCGTACAAATGACCTTAAAGAAACAGCGAGTTGGTAAAGTTTTTAAAGTTTACGCAATAACGACGCTGCCTGCTGAAAACAAGGCAATTTTTTTGATCGTGATTGCCTTAATATTAACTTTATTATGGCAAGAAAAAATTTACCTTTCAAAAATCAATGATCTAACCACATTTCAATAAGATACGCCCTTCCAGCTAAAGACAAATGCGGACAAATGCGAACATTTGATTGCCCCAAATCATGCCCCAAAGACCGTTTTGCCCCAAAATCTGCCCCAAAAGACCTCACTCGAAGAAGCATCTCAACCCAGTCCACCCGGTAACTCCTGCACACTGTTACCGGGTGGGGTTTCTTACGGCATCACTGCCACTAACAGATACCCTGGCTCATCTGTGTATCGAGAGTACATAGGATCCGCATAACCAATCGCTCCGCGAGTTGCCAGCATCAGCAATTGGTTATCGTTCATCAGAGTATTGGTATTTACCGCCAGTTCCAATGTCCCCATATTGAACCCGGTGACGATATGCTCAATCGGGTTACCTGGTTCGGAAACGTCGATTGCCCGTATCTCACCATCGCGCCCCATTTCCGTTGTTCGATAGAAAATCCATGTTTTCCCATATTTGTTGCAGCCAATGGCAGGACGACTAAGGGTGCCATCCAGTAGAGGCTGCGTAGTATTGACCTTGAATGTGAACTTTGACACGAATTCCTCATGCCAGTCTGAGCCGTCAAACCAGATATGAACGATCTGCGTATGGTTATTCTCATCGGTCTGCCACAGGCATGTGTGGTAGTGACTGTCATAATCACACGCGCCGCCATTCTGATTGACGTATCCAGAGTACAGCGCGATATCAGCAATCTTCTCGCTGTTCGCTTCAGTCAGTGGTGCAGGATAATTTACCGTGCCGGCGGCGTTCGTCCACGTCGCACCCTTATCCATAGACTTTGCATAGTACAGGCCGCGGTTAGCATCTGCGGTATTTGCGTTGACCCTCAGACCAAAGCAGTAGTGCAGTGAACCATCGCGGCCTACACCCAGGCGTTGTTCATAGGCGTTCGCATTAAGGTCAGTAGCTGCAATCTGGAATACAGGCCCAAACGTTCTGGTAGCATCATCAAACAACGCAGAGAAATACTGCCCTGCAGCTGATACCCCCTGTCGCCAGAATGCCTGAGTGGTTCCGTCCGGGTAATTGACAAAGCGGGGATATGTCACCTCTGCTGAGTCAGTGTAACTGATCGCAGTCCATGCCGTAATGTCATATGGAGCATTGGATATAACAGCCCGGCACGGGTTAGCGTGCATATTCCCGCTGATGATCAAATATCCGTCTTTCGTCACGCCAATACTGTAAACGTTATGGCTGTCTTCAGCAGTCGGAGATGCCAGGGGATTTCCGGTAACATAGTGAAGGTCGAAATATGTCCACACTCCCGTCAGATTCTCTTTACGCATGATGATGGGATGACGGTTCCCACGTGTACCAACTGCGAAAGTGTAATTCCCGGCAGTGACAACGTTATCCTGAATATATACGGCAGCGTTGTAGTTAAATCTGTTATCCAGCCTTACGGGTAACTGCTCCAGAGTCGCACCAATCACAGGCGTCTGCACTGCCCCGTTATTAATCAGGTCATCAACCTGATTTTGCAGAGCGTACAGGTCCTGCAGCAGCTTGTAGCTGCGCTGGAATGCTGTAACGCTGTATGCCTGTTCGACGCCACCCAGTACACGCCGCACCCTGACATACATCACCCCATCCTGAGAAGCGATAACGCTGCGGGTTAACTTGACGTCAGAGGCGCCGGTACTGATATAGATATCCAGGGGCGCAACAAAATTTTTGTCATGGTCCAGCTGAATGAAATATGCCATTTGCTGGCCGACGGTCGCTGAACCGTAGATGCCGGACATCGTGACTTGATCGCCTTTTGATACTGGCAGGTAATACGCCAGCCAGTCATTACCGGCATTGCTGTTAACTGTACCGTCATACAGCATTACGACGCCAAAAACATAGTAATTGCCGTTTTTGGTGTAATCAATGGACTGCCCATTATCCCCAATAGCTTTTAAAACATCATATTCAGCAACCCCGCCAGCAATACCAACATCAGAAGAAGCAACTAAGAACTTCTTCATGAAATTGATATACCACCCAGCATTCCCGCTATTTTTTACCCGAACATAAATATAACCATCCTGGATAGCCGTTCCTTTAACTGTTCCCTGCCTTGTTGCATCACCAGTAGTGACATTGGCCGCCAAATCAGAAACATATTTTTTGTTGGCATCGCACTGAATCAGCCATGCCGTAATGGCCCCTGCGGTTGCCAGATCAATAATGCCTGTGTATTCGACCTGATCGCCCTTTTTACACGGGATGTAATACGCATCCCAGTCTGGGTAGGTACCAGACAAACCGCCCGAAAACAAAACAAAATTCCGGGTAATTTCCCATACGGAGGAGGCACTTTCTGGCCAAAGCCCCTGGTTAATTTGGGAAATGCCGTTCAAATAGTCATCCGTGGTAATCAAATGCTTTTTGAGAAAGTTGATATTCCAGTTCGGGTTTACACTATTACGCACGCGAACATAAATATACCCGTCCTGAGTTGCAACGCCGTGTACAGTTCCCTGCTCAGTTGCTACACCTGTCGAAACGGTTTCCGCCAGAACCTTAACGTAGCTTTTGTTCTCGTCACACTGAATAATCCACGCCGTTTTATCTCCGACCGTCGATGTGTTGATAACACCAAAATAATCAGCCTGGTCTCCTTCCTTACATGGGATGAAATAACCGTCCCATGAACTATTCGCACCTGTGGTACCGTCCCTGAAAATGACAAAATTCTTAGTGATTTCCCATGAAGAGGACACGTCAGATGGGTAAATGCCACTCAATAAATAATTAATCGCCGTGGCGACGCCACTCTGGGATGGCATCTCCCGACCAGTAGCAGTCAGCGTTCCAGAGTTGTTAATATACTCGTCCGCAAGTGAACTACCGTCCGTACTCCTGACATATGTCGCAGATCCAACAGGAATATTGGCAATGTCCGCCTGAGCATCTGCCAGCGTCATATACTGGCGACTCAGAGGTATCAGGTTTTGCCGAGTTTCTTCAACTACACTGGAAGCATCTGCAGCGATTTTTTCAAGACTCTCGTTTGCATCTTTTTCCATTCCCGCCATTGTTTTTCGTACAATCCCTGTACGCGTTGTTAGCGTATCTTCTTCACTACCTACGAACTCATCAATAGATGACATGTTATCCCATGCGTTTGGCATGGATGAAGAAGGTACTGAATCACCGGTATTATATTTATTCATGGTCGCCCCAATAAAAAACCGGCCAAAGGCCGGTTTGCTTGCTGGTAATTTAGTTAATTAATTTTTACTATTTATTTTTGAATATTCTTTATCATCGTAAAATAACCCATCAGCCTTGTTATAGAACATCCCCGGCTGGCAAAATACACTTTCAGGATATTCGATAAGTTCAGCACCATCATATTCATAACCGCTTTCTGCGATAATAATATTTTTGACTATTCCACTTTCAATGACTGCATATTTACCTGCCATTATGCGTACTCCTCAATGATGACATAGCCGTTTGCGCCTTTTCCTGATGCTCTGGGAGTTGAATCATAAGAAGCCCCTGCGCCTCCGGAACCAGGGAAAAAACCATCATCTCCAGATGAAGCGGTATGAGGGAGGCCGCCATAGCTACTATGGGAAGATCCCCCCACACCACCAAGACTGCCAACAGCTCCCTGCCCCCCTTGACCATTTATAGAAAAGATAGTCCCAACAGAAGGAGCGCCTGGTATGCCGCCTGAGGAGTTTCCTTCTGTAGAGCCGCCTTTGCCACCACCTGCAGAGATACCCATACCAACAACCTTTGTATCACCGCCATCACCGCCGCTCCCTGAGCTTCCTGCCGCTACGGCTGCTCCTCCTGCGCCAATAACGATATTGTCGCCAGAAATTGCTGAAACATCATAGAGCCCCTCAACATAAGCACCACCAGAACCGCTGGCTGCACCTCTCCCTGCGGTATTTGTTCCCTGACCGCCACCACCTGCACCCCATGCTTTTATTCTGGCTTTTTTAGTCCCTGCTGTTTTTGTCCACGGGCCACTAGCGGTAAAAACCTGAATGCGAAGCAGCCGCCCTTCAGCCTGAGTATTAAGAGCCGATTTAAGGGTATTTAACAACGTGGCAATATCCCCATTATCCAGCACATCGCTTCCTGTACTGTCTGCCATGAACTGAGCCAGAACGGCGGCAATCGTTGAGGATTGACGGAGCGCCTTGTTAACCTGAGCTGAGGACGCCTTGCCTGAGACAAAACCAGATGTCAGGGCAGAAAGTGCCTCATAATCCGCCTGAGAAAGCACATTTGCGCCGCTGCCAATAGCAAAAGCTTTAAAATTGTTGGTAGCCATTAAAACTGTTCTCCCCATGCGCCTTCATCAAATCCGGCGATATATTCATTTTCAACATCGAAACCAAAGAATTGGTATCCATCGCTTGTTGTTTCTATTTCTCTCACACGAACGCCAGCGGCTTTGATGGTCATATAACCATTCTGAATAGCCCACCATAATTCACTGTTTACCTGGTCAATAGGATTTATGTCATAGCGGGATGGTACGTATCCTGGCGGTAATTTGATGAATGGACCTTTATTAACAGCGCTATCCAGTATTAGTCTGTCCGTCTCATTCATTGCGGCGCTTGGGTCACCAAGTATCCAGATTGAAATAGACATGTCCTGGTTATCGATAATAGCCATACGGATCCCGTAACCAGACAGCGCAGCGTCAAGGATTGGCGGCAATGTGTCGTTCTGACCGTTCCAGTGATTAATAGCGATTTTAACCTTCAGTACCAGGCGATAAACTTCATCGCTCAGATCAAGAAAACCATCATCCGGGTCAAACGGTCCCTGCCATACACCCTGATCCCATCCGAGCTTTTCAGTATCCCAGGAAAAATAAACGCCAGAGATTGGAGTGCTCACCCTGCGCTTTCGCCCTATCCATTCGCCAAGAATATCCAGTTGCTTACCAACTGCCGTATCGATATCAAAAGCCGATATCATTCCTGTCATCGTCTGTGAGATATCTATAAGGGGCCGCGTGGAAAGATCTACATGCGCAAAGAATTTCGGTTTTCCGGCGTGATAGTTTGAAATCCGGTCAGTGTATTTGCTCATGGCGTCACATCCAGATGGATATTTTCGATACTACAGGATGCTGAATGGTCGAAGGCAATCACAACGTTAGCAGCAGCCACGGTATCAGCAGATGTCCCGATCAATAGTTCTGTTATGTCGTAATAACGAGAATTTCCACCACTGACTACACCCAGATTCGCCGGGGAATAGACACGACTTATCACTACGTTCGCTCCTATAGCCAGGGAGTTGATATAAGCCGCTACAGCAGCTTTTATTTCATTCCCTACCTGCGAGGTATACCCCGTCAGAGGTTCGATCGTGATGCTCACAAAAATAGGCACATCAACCGGGCGCGAGAATCCGACCGGGTGAGGACTGCCGTATTTGTCCGGCACTGAAATTATTGTGCTGCCGTATGGCGTCGTTCCCTGGTCTTTTACGCCACGAATCGTGTTTGCTATCTCCGTAGCATCACCACCTTCAACAATGGCGGCTATTGAGTGCGGCGGCAGGCCATTAGCATCAGGCACGTCCTGATCGTTCTCATACAGCTTGTGACGGGTGACGCCCTTAATATTCGCTATTGCACCGTCTACCGCTTCAAACGGCGTGAGAGACGGCAAGGCGACGCTCTGCGACTGCCTGATGCGAAGCTCTGAATCTTTCTCCGCAGCCACGCCAACGGTAGCCGCCAGCGGGTTATTTGCCGATGACCAGCCCCGCGTAGGCGTGTTGATTTTGTTCACCGTTCCCGCCAGTGCTGCGACAGCACCAGCGTTTGCACAGGTGGCGGTAGCAACAATCGTCCCGTCAATGCCAATTGATACTGTTTCGGGAAGATTCCAGACAACCCCGTTTGTATCCTTCACAGAGCCATTAGTGATTGTGGTCCCAGCCGTGCCGGTTAATAGCAGGTCAACCGTTGAATTCGTCGCCTCGTGGCGCTCGATGCCGTTAATTTTTACGTTGCTGGACAGCCCTACGCCGAACCCGGTTGATGGTGAGAAACTGTTATATACCTGAATAGCGGTATTATTGGCGTCGTGGATTGCCAGCGCCACCAGCGCGATTAGCTGACCATCTTTACTATCCGGATCGATATAAGCATCACTGCCGTAAATCTGCTGAAAGTATCCCGTCACAGTAGACAGGATGGTTTGATAGTCAGGCGCACTTATCCCCTCAGCGGTTACCGTTGCCGATAAGCCGAGTGATTCAAGGTCCAGAGCCATTACGCCTCCGAGGTTACTGTCGTTGTCCCGTAGATAGTTTCCACCGTTGCTGTGAACGTTACGCGCCGTGTGCGGCTATCAACGGTAGTATTAAAGTCGGTGATGGATTTCACCCCGCGCGTTTCAAGAATGCGTTTTCGAATAGCGAGGTTATAGGTTTCTGGCTTGTGCTTTCCCAGGACGGATTGTATCCAGGGTGTTCCTTCTGTCGTATCGAGGAACCATTCGCCGTACCAGAGCAGGAAGCGCGTTTTAATGGCCTGCGCGACGGCCTCCGGAGAGTTAACCAGCCAGGTATCATCACCCTGACCAAAAGTGTAATCCCCGTCATCATCTTCTCGACGGTAGCGCATGTTATCCCCCAAGCGGATCTGTATTACTCCCACCAGATTCAACGCCGCCGTGCGTGTGCTTATCGACAATGGAACCATCCACCAGCTGCAGGCGACCATCCGGGAGGATTTTCAGGCCATTCAGATTAAAGCCACCCGGCGCGGTACCGTTAATTTCACCACTCGAAGGATTAAGGCTCAGCTTTGTACCGCCATCATCGCTACGCAGTTCTACCGAGCTGGTACTGATGCCACTGATTTTCTTTGCCTGTGACTGCGGGCCGACAATGCAGAACGCATCAGATAAATCGTGCATCCTGTCGTCTACCGGCTCCTGAATGCCGCCGCTTTGCCACCAGAAATCGATACAGCGGTCACCAAAAATCACCAGGCATTCATCACCCTCTTTGACTGGGAATGTCAGCGTACAGCCGCCCCCACGAGGGAAAATCACCGGAACATCGGTAAGTAGTGGGTAATCCTGTGTTTCAGTAGCCCCATCGTTATCACGCTCTACATAGCGGATCGCCGGCTGAACTACTGCGGTTATTGAATCGGGGTCAAATGACTGAATAATGCCAGGCAAAGCGACGCGGATTTGCTCCTTTAAAACTTTCCGTTCTGACTCGAAAGTTTCATCAAGGGATCCGCTGCGTGTTTGGTTTGAAGAAGGCATTCATAAACTCCAGATATGAAAAAACCCGCTCAGCGGCGGGTTGTATCAGATATTTTTAACATCACACATAATCGTTAATAGTGTGCAAATCATCATGATGCAGTAGTAAAATATTATGCGAGTTAGCTAACTGTCTAGCTGATGGCGTATATGTATTGTTTGTAACTACGGCACCAAAACTTGCGCCATAGAAGCCTACGCCAGCAATGACTTCTTGAACAGCTTTATTCCCAACGGGTGATGAATACTTCTTACACTGAACAGCCAACATAACTCCGTCCTTGATTGCCAGCACATCAACACCCTGATCACCTGAACCCTGAGTTACCCTAGCTTCCCAACCCTGCCCACGTAAAATATCCGCACAAAGATGCTCATACTCAACAGGTGAGAGATTGTCATCGAACTCACTTTGCTGAGGGTTCTCATCAACATAATCCTCTATAAGCTCATCTAAAATAAAAACTTGGTCCATTTCATCCATACCTGGATAATACGGGGTTGCATATGGAACGTATCGAAGTTTTGAAAGATAATAGTTTTTCTCTTTAATCCATTTTTCAACTATTATATTTCCATAATCGTCTTCGGTAATTAATACATTCCTTTTTCTTGCTAATACAGGCAGGTGTTTTGACACTGCCTCTCTGAATTGCTGCTCATCAATTTCTCGCGCCTGTCTTACAAGATCGCCAATTGTTTTATCCCATTTTGACGGATGATAAACCTTAGAGAAATATACTATTGCAATAATACCGCCTAGTATTAAAGCTATCACAAGCTGTTTTTCAATGCTTGAATTTAGTAAGAAAATAGACACTAACACCATAGCGATAATGTAAGGACGCATTTTCTTTTTAACATACAAATCTTTCGGAATGTACTCCACACCAAGACTCCATAGGATAATTCTGCAATTTTGCCGATTATAGCGGCGAAAAGAAGAACTTCAATGGAGGCATCGTCATGGAGTGATAAAATGCGCCTCAAACAACAAGTATTATGACTTATGGCAAGGATATGAACCGATCAGCTTGGGCGCATCCATGCTGTTCTGCAGCAGTTGGACGTTCAGGAAAGCTTTTCCGTTACGCTTAACAAACTCGAAGCCATAATTGTTACCGTCTCGCGCTGGCATCAGCCCCATTTCCATTTTCATGTTTGAGTAGTCACCATCTTTTCCCAGAAATTTTACTTTCTGAGATGTAACAGTTTCTCCGTTAATGACAGTCATCCCGTCGCCGGTCATTGTGTAACTACCGCACTGAATGGCAGACATCGCCGGAGCAGTAACCATCATTGCTAACGCCAAACAGAGTCGTTTCATTAAAGCCCTCTTTCCCTTGCTGAAGAAGAAACAAGATCCGCCGCACCACGCGCTTCACACATCATATCCATGTACCACGCCTGGCCCCTTGTGTCGCCAGTGTACATAATGCCGCGCACAATATAAACGCCGTCCGTAGCAATGCTGGCAGGCTGTGAGGTGGTTCCGGTTATTGAGATGTTCCCGTTATTGTCCTGATCGGTAATGCGACCACCAGCCATAGCGATATCATTATTCGCCAGTGCGGTACGGTAGACAGACGCCTGATCCAGCTCAATCAGGCCATTAACGCGAATGTTCGGGTTAATCAGAGCGCGTACGTTCACCCCGTTGCCGATCGTTTGCTGAGGCATGCCGATTAGCCCGGTTGCGCTGTTCAACACAATAGCTTCGTGTACATACTCATTTTTTGCCACCATCTGGCGCTGACCATCAACGAATTGCCAGGTTGCTCCGCATTGCCTCGCGACGTTATCCATCAGGTCTCGCGTCATACCAAACAGCACACGCCCACGAGGGAAGACGGTAGCAGGCATTGGTGGTGTAACGCCCTCCGTAGCTCCTTTCGCCTCGAAGTCCTTCATCAGAGCGCGGTTCATATCGGCAACGGTATATCCCGCCGCCAGCGTCTGCACAGTGATGGAAGAGGTAAACGCCAGATCGGTATCTGCGGCCTGAATCAGTACGAACGAATCAACCGGGTTATCTTTACCCGTGATGGTGTACCGAATATCGCCTGTAAACAGTAATCCCCAGTTACGACCGTCAGACTGGCCCACCTGAGAAGCATCGACCTCACGAACGCGCCCTACGTCGCTGGCGTCAACATCGGCGGCAATACCATCATAACCAGCGATTACACGAATAGTGGCAAATTCACAACCGGTGATCCGGTTCACCGTATCCGCAGACAGATTATAAATCTTAAACGTCCCGGTTCGTGTAGCGCTGCTGATGTTGAACCAGTCGATTGTGAAAGTAACTTTGAAGTCACCCAGGTCTATTCCCTTCCCGTTTTCGTCCAGTAGCTGCAGTTCGAAATGACGCATCCAGTTTTGAGACATAATTACTCCGTTATTGCCAGTAAGTGGCTGGCGGTACCGAGATCGGTTTGGGTTGGGTAATCCTGGTTCGCATCGTCGCAAACCACGGCGAGTTTGAAATCAAACCCGAGATAGGAATACTGAGCCAGCAAGTCAGCACCAGTCACAAGAGGGATACCTTTAACCACCTGGTTACCGCTGCTATTGGCAATATCCAGAACCCAGTAAGGTTCACGCCAGGTGATGCTTATCTGGTACGTAACACCCGCCAGAATGGTACTGAATTGCTGGTTATCAGCAGTGAGGGGGATTTCGTAAATCTGCATCAGCCTCCTCCAATAATTGATTTGAGCCCCTGCCAGCCAGAGCTAAGCAAGGATTCGTTCTGAGGCTTTGCCGCTTTTGTGCCGGAGTTGATAACAGCTGACGTATTGGCCCCCTCTTTCATATCGGCTTTATCGGCTACCGCTATCTGCTGTGTCTGGGTGATGATCACTTCGCGGAGCGTTAATACCGCCATCAGTACATTTTCTGATGTACGGTCAGTTGTGACCTCAATCGCCCTTATCAGCATGTTGCTGTATAGCCTCTTCCCTGTGACAACATCGAAAGGGATCCGGCTGGTCTGCAGGTCGAGTATTTGCTGATAGGTTTCTTTAGGGCTCAGGCCAAGCGTGAGCCCCAGAGAGGACGTATCAATGAAATCCAGCAGCGAACCTCCACCAGCAAACCCCACCTCCATAACGACCTCTGAGGGCCGTTTATAGGCATGGTCTGAAACGGGAGCCCCCGTCTCGACTGGGTGCTCGGTAATTTCCAGCGTGTCGCTGTGCTTTTCAGATACCACAACGCTGGGAACAATCAGACCAATACGCCGGGACTGCTGCTGAAACAGCGTAGAAAGGATATCCATCAACCTACCCCGCTCTGGTTTTTACGCATTACCCTGGCATTTGCATCAATCTGGCGGCGTCCAACCTCCTGACCAACTTCCATCGCGTTACTGCCGTGAATGTGATAGGTGTTGTTCTGCTGAATCCCGCCGATCCCCGCTACTGCAGCCTTACTGATAAGCTCGCGAGAATAGATACTTCGCCCATTCTCATGATGAATAATGCTGTTCATTAATGCGGCCATCGTTTGCGGATCTGACATATTCAAAGCAGCTTGAGGGCTTACACCCAACCTTTTAGATACTGACTGGATGTAAGCGGCAGTATTGTTATTGTCAGAAGCCGGGGCCCATGTAGAAATAATTTTATCCACGGAGTTTATTCCCCGTCCGGCATAAAGCATCAACTGGCGGGAAAGCGCCCTGAGACCATCAAACGCCGTCTCGAAACGGGCAAAGCGTCCACCAGGTCCTTCAAGAACTGCTCCAGCCTGCTTCGCAAAGTTGAGGTTACCAGGGTTGTTGTTACGCTCGCCTCGCTTCAAGGCTTGCGCATGCTGTTCTGGTTCATCATCTGAAACCCAACCACGAACCGTCTTACCAACGCTGCGGGGGTCAAAACCAAACTTCTCTTTAATCCAGTCAGCTGCACCATTTGCGCTATCAGAAACGGCAGGCAAGGCATCTGGATTTTCACTGCCCTGATTGAACATCTGCTTAGCAATCGAAGCCGCATCAGACCAGCGACCGTCCTTGATAGCATTTAGCAGGTCAGCAAGCGCCCCCAGCGTTTGACGAAGACTATCTATCTGGGTGATGAAGTTGCTGAAATCCCACTTCAGAGACCAGGATTTAGGGTCAATATTCAGAAGTTTTGCCAGCGCCTTACCCAGATCGACGATGGTCTGCCGGAGGTCTTTAACCATCTTCAGAGCGGCGTCTACTTCCGGCTTCCATTTCCCCCAGTCAATCAGGCTTTTTCCGCCTTCTTTCCAGGTTTTATAGTCTTCCCATAGCAGAGCAATACTGGCAGCGAACGCAGTAACAAGCCCTATAGGAGACATCCAGAACGTGCTGTTAAGGATCCGCAGCGCTACCGTTAATGCGCCAAACAGCGTGATCAGTTCCCGCGTCTGCTTATCCAGTGATTTCCACCAGTCCAGCAGATCGGAAGTCCCTTCCATCAGCCGGGAGAATAACCGGGCAATAAGGTCACCCAGCCACAATACCCCCTTGATAGCCGCGGTCAGCGTCTGCTCAATTTTCGGGAAGTTGTCGAGAATTTGACGGCGTAATTTATCCAGTGAACCCGCGAGGCCACCAGCCAGGTTAGCGCCGATTTTATCCCGCGCCATCCCTGCCATTTCACCGAACGACCGGAGCGAGGTCATGAACCGGTTAGAACTTACTGCCGCCTGATCGGCATTAAATCCGATCGCTTTCGCCATTGCGGAATATTCGCCGGAGAACCCGCCGACACCGCGCCGCATCGCCATCAGGGTGTTTTCATCAATACCCAGCATGCTGGCGTACTGGTTAGCCCGGTAATACGGCATGCTGCTGAGCTTCTGTCCTACCCCGGTGAAGATGCTCGCCATATCGCGCATATTGCCGCTGGCGTCGCGTGTCTGCACACCCAGACGGTTTAGGAATCCTTCCGCACCGGGATTAGTTCTGATAAACCGTGAAAGGCTCTCCAGCGAACTCATCGCCGAGTCAGCGCTGCCGCCAACCTGCGAAATGGCATAACTAACTTGTTTAAGCCCCTGCACCGTCGCGCCAGTGCGCTGGGAGGCCCAGTACAGCTTGTCAGATGCCTGTGCTATTTTTGCCGTAAAGGCGACAACAGAGAGTGCCGCCGCCTCGACGGCGAACCCGGTTTTAATGGCGTTAGAAGTGACTCCCGCCAGCACTGCATTAAATTTCCGCTCGCCGCTTTCATCGACTTTGAAGCCGAGCGACACGAGAAAATCTTTAATCGTCTCAGCGTTCATTCGCCTCTCTCCATCTTGCGATCCGGTACTCGTTGTCAGCCTTCAGATCCAGCCAGTCATTCATTCTGGCGATATCCGCCAGGTCTACCGAACCATCTTTCAACGCAGAGTAAGGGATGTACCCGGCATCCACCGGGCGCATCAGATAGTCTTCACCATCAGGCAAAGAATCCAGCGTCAGTCCGCTGTCGGGGTGGGCATCGCGTTGTCGGGGAGTTCTGGTAAAAAATTTCCCAGGCTATCGGCGACCACCCGCGCCACCAGTTGCAGCATGCTGAACAGATCAATGTCATCAAACATCAGCTCACCGCTGCGGAAGACTGGCGTCCATTGTTTGCCGTTTTCACGCACCACCATAGCTAGACACGGATGGATAATGGCGTTCGTGTCGTCTTCGGTGAGTTTTGACAGTTCGCCAGCGATACGCGGTAGCAGCGTGTTAAAAACTGGCTCCAGCTTATCCAGATTGCCGCTGTCCAGTTTGGTGGTTACGGGTAGCATCGTTTTGATACTGGAGAAGTCAGCCATCAGGCCAGCGAGGATCGGTAATAATTTGCGGGATACCTTCAACTGTTCAAACACGCCCAACTTATTGGCGCGGTAATTCACGCCTTTAATCGTGCATTCCATCTGTTAAAACTCCCCAAGCAGTTCATCAATTTTGATGCAGTCAAATACCCATGCGACCGTTCCGGCGACTTTAGGGTTGTTCCAGTCTGGTTGTTTCTGGAAGGCCACACCGCGTGCAGTGGCGATATCACCACTTGCTTTGTTACGGACCACAATGACGTTATTCCCCCAGGTGGAAGAGGACTGGCTCTGCGCGTTGTACATCAGAGAGAGCTTTTTATTGACCGGGGAAGTTTTCAGCAACGTAACGGTAATCGTGCCGCTCTTGCCGCCGTGAAGGCTATGCATACCCTCACCATCTGCGCCGATGGTCATGGTGTTTTTTGCCTCGGTCATCGCAACCACGATCCCCTCTTCAGAGTTCGCAGAGCCAGCACCGAGTTCAATAGCTCCCGTAGGACCAGCCAGGGAAGCCGAGATATCAAGAAACGAATAAGCAGACATCAGGACTCTCCTTAGCGAACCACTGTGATTGCCACGCTGCCGTAATGGACAGCACCAGCCAGTTTCCCGGCAACCTGAATCGGCACACCCTTACGCGCTTCGCGATCGACCTGTAACTGGTCATCAACATTTTCCGCCCAGGTGTAATAGCCTTTCGTCAGCATGTCGCCAGTGTTGAGCTGCCCCATCGGGCCCCCCGTCCATTTGCCCGGCGCAAACAGGCCGTTCTGCACGGCTTTATCGAGCACCAGCTCAATGTTCGCAATACGGGTAGTGGTTCCGGCGTCGGTCTGAGGGATTTTGGTTGTACTGGTATAGAGCGTGTTGAAGTCGGCAGTCTGTACCGCATTCTGTAGCCAGTCGAGGCCGTGACGCTCGTCGAAGAAGTCACCATTGCTCATGACGCCCTGCTCAAGAATCGCTGTATCGTTCTCGTAGTAGACGTAAACGTTACAGTTCTTCGCTTCCAGGTTATTGGCTTGCGACGTACCCAGCGTTTCGTAGGTGATGCCAGGCTCCTGTTTAAATTTCAGGGTAATCGTTGTGTTGCTGCCAGTGAAATCAACAGTGAACGCACGCGCAAAGGCAGACAGGGCGGCATAGCGGCTACTGGTCGAATACTGAATAAACGTCCGGCTGTATTTCGCGGCTTTCAGTTTTGAGGCCAGGTCAGTGGTTGTCGCCGCATCCAGGATTGTCGCTTCATCAGTGGTAATGCCAAAGATACGGGAAACGGTAGACGCTTCAATCGCAGCGGAAACGGTGATGATATCGGCGTCATTCGGATAATCCGCTTCAGGCACTGCCAGATGCAGACCATACCAGGCGTTGTAGTCCATCAGCGCATTGACCGCTTCAAGAAGCGTTTCAACTTCGCCAGCCTCGCCTGTTTCAAGCGTTTTCACCCAGCGACCAACATACACCAGTGTCGGTTGTGGCTGCTGAGAGAACCAGATAACAGCGGCTTTATACTCTTCGCTGTCCACCCCGAAATCATCACCAATATCATCAGGCGATGAGTAAGCCCGGAGGCGTTCGGCGATCGGGATGATGGTTGAATCACCCAGGATAAGCATCGAGCCAAAATTGCGCCCCTGCGCGGCCCGTGCGGAAAGCGTCACCGTCACGTTAGTGATACGGTTAAGGGGAAGCCCTTTTTCCATTTTAGTCTCCGGTAACTATCGTGACGTTAGGGCCAACGATAGATTTAACGTTGTAAGTACGGGTGTTTTTGCGGGAAAGGGTCACGGTCACGTCGTACCGGCGCACCCACTGGTTATTGATTAATTCGGGGAGGTTTCGTATATCTCCGGCATCCACCAGCGACAAACCTGAGATTCGTCGAAACGTATCTGAGTTTTGCTCAATGAATATTCCGTCACGGAAGCGCGTAGCCATCGCAGAACCACCAGGGCCGTAGAAACAGAGCAGAACCTGAATCCCTTCCCACGACCATTGCTCGCTCTGTTCTTCGCTTACCTGGATATTTGCTGGCATGCCAGACCGTGAGAGCGTGGAGAAGTTAAAGCCGCACCACGTTTTGCCGTTCGGCGGTATCTTTTGCTGAGGATCCGTAAAGCGCGGGTAAACCATATTTGCAGGCATCCCCGTAATCCCTCTCACCCAGCGACTTAGCTGTCGTTCCAGTTCTTCGTCGTAATCCGGTTCACTGCCAACGGGTGTAAGGTATCCGGGCTCTGTGCTGTCGTTACTCAACGGGTATACCTCCGTTAAATTCCAGCAATTCGCAATGCGCCTGAACGAACCCGGCACCGTATCGGGTGTAAGGATCGACAAATGTCACACGGTAATTACGCCCACTGTACGTCACGATATCGGCATCAAGCTCAGGCGTTGAATCACTGGCTGGCATCCCCTGCGTGAGCCGGAATTGCGTCACGATGAGGATTGCTCCGTTGATATTCTGTCCTGCCGCCATTCGTTTGGCTTCAAGAGAGCGGTCAACCGTCACCACGCCAGAGAATGGGATATCCTGAGCGGTGTTGGTCGGGAAATTATCTTCATCGACCGTTTGTACCTGCCGATGACAAACCAGCGAGGTATCCATAAAGTCCGGATCCAGCAGCACATCGGTAACATCGAGAAGCGGCATTATTTTTTCCTCACGACATACGTAATCGAACGCAGAAGGAACCCACGAGCATAAAGCGGCTTATCGCCAGGGATTGGCGGCTTTGCTGCCCTGCGGTTAGCAATCGTCTTATCAGAAAGAGGAGTAAGGCGATCACCAGAACCGATCACCGCTTTAGAAGCATCACGGGCAATCTGTCCGGCGCTTTCGAGTTCCCGCATGGCTGCATCAGTTTTGCCTTCCATGGTTGCCTCTGCTGCGGCCTTCAGGTGTGCCGTTGTTCTGGGTAAAGAGTCTTCAATACCCATGTCCAGAAACGGTCTGGGCGGTAGCGTCACTACTGCACCGTCAATTTCAATGGTTGCCCCTGTCGATTGCAGATAACCCAACTCAGCGTTCGTCAGCGGTGCGTCTTCGCGCTTTGGGCCGTCCGGGATACCCACCAGCACATCCATACCTGAAAGCTGGCGCAGAGACTCCAGAACAGCATCAGCGTTGTCTGTAGTTATCGTGAGGCCAGACTTCATAGCAACTGTCTCCCACCCGCGCCAGCCATCGACCACCACCAGTAGAATTCACGACCATAGGCCGTGTTATTCCAGAATCCGGCATCGGGATCGATAATCCCTGAAACGTCATAGCTGGCACTGACCTTGTCCACCGACTTAGAAGTCAAAACACCGCCACCAGAGCTACTCACCCCACCAGCAGCCGCGCCAGCAAGTGCGCGACCTCTAAGCTCGGTGTAATGGGCTGTGAATAGCTCTGCGAGATATACGAACTGGCAACCGTAGACGTCCTGATTGAGAAGACAATCAGCCCGGTTGAGATAGAAATTTACCGATGAATCTGGGTAGCGGGTCTTATCGGAGAATTCAGGGAAATCGGCGCGGAACTGATCACTTGTTGGTAGAAGGCTGTTTTTTGGCATTGCCTTTCCCTTTAGCATCAGACTGCTCAGGATAATCAATAGGGCTGGCGTAATGTGCGAACGCCCAATGAGAGGACACTTCATCAGGATATTCCTGAATCCCCGGAGTCAGCTCTACAGACGTGCCGTCAGCAAACCGGAGGCTGGCCTTTTTAGATACGAGATAACGCATGTTTGCTCCTTGAAGCAGGCGGGTTTCCCCGCCTCTGGATCAGGACGCCGGAACGTCGAGGTAAGCGATGGTGTTCGCGTACGGGGTTTCTACCTGACCAAGACGGCCATAGTAGGTAGTCAGTTGGTAGATCCCGCGATACTCAAGAGGAGTGCTCAGCAGCGGCACCAGCGGGAAGCGGATGTACTTCTCTTCCTGGGTGTACGCCACGATGCGATGCGCGCCACCAGCACCACGACCAGACGCCCATTTCATGGAGACGATCTCCAGCGGTTCTCCGTTCTCCTGGAACGCGATAGTGTTGATCTTCACGTATTCCAGAACAGAGATGTTGCCGGCGGAGGAGACCTTCTTACTCGCCAGCAGGCCGAACAGCTCCGGCGCCAGACCGATTTTACGCGGGCACATGGCATAACCAGAGGATACCCATGCGGAACTGAGCACCAGGTTAATGTCCTGAACGATAACATCCGGGTCCGTGGTGGCAGTCCAGGCAGCAGCAGCGGCAACCGGCGTAATGGAAGGCAGGTTCAGCATGCCAGGCATACCTTTATCGGCATCGCCGATATAAACCTGCTCGTCGACGTCCATATTCCACTTCATCTGCATACCGTCGTATTTCTGGGCGTCAACCGGGCGACCAGCACGCATAGCGGATGCCAGCTCCGGCAGTGTCCAGCCAAGTTCCATGCCCCAGAGTTCCAGCGGCTGAGCGGTACGCTCAATCAACAGGTTAACGCCTGGAATGGCGGTAGAGTTTTTGCCGATCCAGTTTTTCCCGTTCGGGTTAACGCCACCCGCAGCAGCAAAATCCGTATTGGTGAAAGAGGAGATCTCATCGGCGATCGATACGTCGCTACGCAGCGGCATATCACGAGACCATTTATACGAAACCAGCGGCAGGTTTAACGTCTGGTCAAGGCGTTCGAGTTCGCCAACCAGGAATACGCCAGCCGCGTCTTTGGTGGCTTTATCAATAGTAAACATTCAGCGCTTCCTTAGATGTTGTAAGCGATTTCGACGTGACCCAGACCCGTACCCGCGGCGTTATCGCCAGGGCCCATCACTTTCGCAATGGTCAGTTCCGGAGTGTTAGCGGCGGTGGCGTCAGGAGTCAGCACCAGAGAGCCCAGAGGGCTTGCGTCAGTGGCACCGGCAACGCGGACGTAAACCTTACCGTTTTTCACTGCGGCGGATGCCTGGGCGGACGGTACAGCAGTCGAGAAGTAACCGCGCTTCAGTACATCCGCACCAGTGCCGACAGTGACGCCAAGGAATTCACGGTCTTCAGGTGAATGCGTCGGATACGGACGTACCAGGAAGCCCACGACCAGATCGACGGTATCGCCATCTTCCAGCGGTACCAGTTTTTCGCCGTCATACTTCCCGGCCAGGCCATACTTCGTAAACACCTTCGCCGGATCAAGCGTTGCAGGCTCAGTAGTCAGGTCGCGCAGGCGAGTGACCGCCCCGCTGATGCCAAGCGGCATACGGAACAGATAAGCATTTCCAGCCATGTTTTTACCCTTAATTTCGTTTCCAGAATTCGGCATTAATCTTGTTCAGATCGGCCGGAGTGTGTTTGCCGCCCATGCTGTCACGCGTACGCGTAGTGACATTAAGCGGGGTGATATGGTTTTGAGCCTTCTTCAGCTCAACCGCCGCAGTAAATACTGCATCTACGGTAGCTTTAGGGGCCTTACTGAAATCTTCCACGCCAAACGCTTTCAGGCTGTCACCGGTACGCATGGCATGACTCAGAACCTGACGCTTAAGGCCTTTATCGCCAGTAGGCTGGAAGCCGGGAGCAATAATTTCAGCGTCGGCGATGATGTTGCGCTTAAACGCCGCATCGGCAGTGACCTTCTGGTCTTCTTCCGCATCCTCGTCGCCAGTAAGTGTGTCTTTTGGATCCGGGTCTGAATCGGTGGTTTTACCTTCCAGTGCTTCAATACGGGCTATCAGCATCTGCGCCCATTCGGGAACACCTTCGTCGCCAGTCTTTCCTTTCTCCTGATCTTCCGGTGTTTCATCCGTAGTGGTCCGGTTTTCGGTCGGCAGCGCGGTAGCCTGTGACGGTACGTTGATGTTGATAGTCGGTCCGGGGATTGAGCCCATGCCGTCAGACGGCATGTCCGGCGCTTCGTCGATGAGTTTCGCCAAAGCGTCCTCATCTTTCGTCTTAATGGCCTTAGCCAAGTTTCTAAACCATGACATTATTGGCTTTTCCTTTCTTAACGTTGATGGGACAGAATCCCCGATTGCACATCGTCCACCAGCCCGACCACGGTCAATGCCAACTGCCAGGTGGTTTCCGGTGATTTGATATTGCTTCCCCTTGCCAGGGGATAGCTGTTTGTATTTAGCGTCATACCCGCAGCTAACGTCTGTATAGCCAGCCTGGATGGAGTCGATAGCCTCCTGTCGCTTTACCAGCACATCAGCTATCAAAAGATCAGATTTATCGCCCGAACCCCGGCGTACGTTCTGAATATGCCCGTGGGCCAGCTCTGAGTAGTTGGAGGGATTAACAAAGACGATTTCACCATTCTCCCCCTCTGGGTGCCCCAGAGTGACAGCAACGCCTTCAAAGCTCGCCATCGTCTCAGGAGAAAAGACTTCATCCTCAGTTCTCCATACCGTAACGGTACCGCTGGCGTCTGGTTCCAGGTCTATTTCTTCAGGTAAATAAACCTGCGTACCCGTTCTGGCGATCGGGACGTCTTTACACAACAACGAGCCATCCGCCTGGATATACCGCGTTTCCCCCAGGCGCGTAGTGAAGAAATATTTCATAGTGCCTCGCTAAATAAGCGCGGGGTCAGAGTTCCGAATGAACTCGCGGAGCATTGCCTTAACCTGGCGGACGTTGCCGCGACCTGTGACTTTTAACTCTGAGAGTTCGCCAATGGCGCGATACCGAGCTGTGATGCCGTACATCGATATTTCGATAACTTTGCGGTCGCCTGCTCGCTTTGATTCGATATGGACCTTTTTCATTCACACCTCTTTTGGCAACAAAAAAGGCCGCTCAGTGGCGACCTTCGATAAAGGGATAATTGTTCAAAATCGGTGGCTATTTAACATAATGGTTCTTACCCGTACCGCCGAAAATGAACTGGATTAAAATGTCCTGCTAATGCCTCATAACCGGAAGTTTTCCGCCCAGAAAATCAGCCTTTTTGAATACAACATTTTCGTAACATTTAACGACTATTGAGGTTCAGACAAAAGTCGATATGAAAGCCGTATTTCTTACTTTCTAGGTTCCGGAATCTGCACATCCTGCCAGCATTTACAGTTAGGCAGGCATCCAGCGTGTCCGGTCATACCGTCAAGCGTGGGAGGGTTATCCCAGCGCACAAATTTATCCTTCATTTTGCGGTGTGATGGTCTGGTGCCTGCACCTTCAATCCTCCACCAATACCCCTCTGAACCGACAGCCAGAGCACGCGCTTGCGTCAACGCTCCGGTAGCTCTGCCTATCTCAGTACGGGCAATCATTTTTGCTCTGCTGGCAGCAACACCTCCCGTCTGCATGATCATCTCGTAGAGCTGATCCGGGCGCTCACCGTTTACCATCGCTTCAATGGCGCGGGTCTGGATATCGCGCACCCTGTCGGCTGACTCCAGAGGAAGCGATTTCATAAGCTGAATTTGTCGATAAACGATATCCTGCGCCACCTGACCAACTGGCGTATTACCTACCACATCACGCAGGCTCGCGCCGATTTCCTCAGATACCGATCGCCACTGCTGCCACTCTTCACGCTCAACCTGCAGAAACATCTTTTTGGCAACAACTTCCGTCCAACCTTCGATGACTTGCGAATAGTCTATGAGCGTGCTCTCTGCTTTATTTGCTGACTCCTGGGAACCATCGTAAATACCATTTACTATTTCCCCTATCTGGTTCGCTATCGCCAACAGGCTTTTTCGGTACTGGATCTCCGAACGGCGACGGAGGGCTGGTTTCAGGTTCATCCTCCGACCACTGGGACTTCGCATTTTCAATATCCTCGTCGGTGATAGAGCCGCCGATACCGATCACATCAGACATGTTGCGCAGGTCGCTAAGTGCTGCGGAAGTCGGCATTTCCAAATCACGTACAGCCGTAGCCAACGCAGTGGTGAAATTGTTCGCCATCGTTGCACGATCGGTGTCTGACATCTCCCAGAGCTTGTTAAATTCAAAGGTAAAGTCATCCGGCAGTGGCTTACCGAAGAGAGAGCGCCAACTGACATCAAGCAACTTTCGCACATGCCGACGCAGCCGCCGCTCCTGAAGTGAGTTAACACGGCTGTAGTAGTTCTCCAGGTCACCATCTCCTGTATTGAATCCAGCAGGAGACTGCCCAAACAGACGGACAAGAGGGATTCCTGTAGCCCCAGACACCTGCTCAGCGAAGCGCAGAAGCACGTCGGCAACACCAGCGAATGAATAGCTGTGCGTTTCGAATTTGTCCGTGGAGTCCATTATGGTCATTCCTTCGATTGTCTGGAACTCACGGATCATGTCCAGATGTCGCATCAGCCCTTTTTCAAGTTCTCCACCCGTAGCCAGTATTGAGCGCAATTTATCGATGCTGTAGGTTCGGAGGTGAGCCTTATGGATCAACTGAGTTGTGCCAACTGTAGCCGTATCGAATGCCTGAATGCGCTCAAATATGCGTTCGACAACTGACATACCCCAGCCGTTTTCTGTCTGTACCTGCTGGAATGGCAATGAGTCGCCCTCCATGCGGATTAAGCGGCTGTGGTGAATTTTCCAGGGCGGAATACCCTGTTGGTTAACTACTACTTTATAGAATTTCGGTTTACCGAACTCAGGGCCGTAGTCGGACACCAGATTGTTGTAGGATGGGTTTACCATCCAGCGGTCAAGCGAAATCACACCTTTAAATTGACCCTCTTTGATGCGGTCGATGTTTAATGGAGTGGATATATCCTGCCCATCAATCAGCATGACCAAAATAGCTCCGCCGTACAGGCGGGACCACTTCAACGTGTCGTTGATGCCGTCCCATATGGCAAAATCATCCCAGAATGTTTCTACCTTTCCCTTCTGCCCTGGATCAAGTTTAGAGCTGATGCTGATTCCCTTTCTGGTCATATCATCGGCCATAGAGTCAACACCAGCCCCAACAAGAAACGATGACCGGTAGGCAAATTCCAGCATCACACGATTACGGGTAATGTAACCAGGAACATATGTGCCACCGGTCTGGATGTTCTGGGTACTGGTGCCGAGTTTAGCGGCAAAATTATTGTACCCGTCAGCAGTCCTAACGGGCTTTTGTGCGCCGTTCCGGCGTTTCTTACGGGACATATTAAGCTCCAGCCAGTTTGGCCCAGATATCTAAAGAGGAATCCATTGGCGCATAACAAATCATCACCGAGTCAGCCAGATTTGGTGATTTTGTGCCTTCTGGTTGTTTGTCTACGAGAATTTTCCCGGTAGCATTTCTTGACCACGTAGGCTGTGAAAGCTCCATCAGCAAGCGATCTTTGTTCTCTATCTCGCTGCTAATCGAAATAATCTCATCAGGGTTATATTCCATACCGTTCAGTGCGCGGAACGTATTACGAAACAGTTTTCGGAGGTGCCACCAGCCCTGCGCTTTCGCATTTGCAAAAAAGTCTTTGTTTAGGCGAGCAGGCTTTCCGTTGTCGCCGGGAACGGCTTCATCTTCAGGATCAAACACACCGCCACTACCACGGAAAGGCGTTGCGGTGATATAGCCTCGCCGTTCAGCCTGGCGAAGTTCGTTAATGACACGAGCATCGCCGCGAGCGCCTGCCCCCAGACCATCCTCATCAAACCGGAATTCATCAAGCCCAAAATCATCACAATAGCCAAAGACCTTCACCACTGAAGCGTAAATGTCGCTACCTTCGCCTGACCATTCTTTAACGTCCTGCAGTAGGAAGCCGTAACGAGCTGAGAATCCGTTTTTATCCTTGCCCTCGTCCGCAATATCCATCGCGCCGAGGCGTTGACCACTGGGCTCAATACCCAACTTGATATGAGCGTCTACAGCGGCCTGAACCCATTCAGAAGGAATCAGGATGCCTTCGGCTGATGCCTGATAGTTGAGGTCCAGCTCCTGAGCAACGATGACCGGGTTATCAATTTTCTCGCACTCTTTCCGGTACCATTCGTCATCCTTACGCGGATCGCTGCGCCAGTGGAATGTGAATACCGGGATTTTGCCGCTATGCCGTTTCTGAGCAAACGGGTTATTCATACCGTTAACAGATGAGAGATCAATACGGCATCGCGTCGTTTGAGATAATGCGGCATCTATCAGCAGAGGGCGCTGCAGAAACGCTGCTTCATCCACGAAATAGAGCGTGGTTCGGTCACCACGTCCGATGTTATCGCCAGCCTCACCTTTGATAACGGCTCCTGTCGTCGGGAACTCCACGCGCATATAGGGCGCATGCTTTTTCTCGCTCCAATCACCACGAAATTCAACAGGCAACAGCTCAACAAACTTGCGAGCCTTCCAGAACAGCGCTTTAGGGTCGCCAGTGCTATCTACGTATTCCTCTTTACGGGAACCAAAGCCAATAACCATTTCTTTGTTGAAGAGGCATAGCGAACAGGCCAGCCCGATTGATGTCCAGCTCAGCCCCATTTCGCGGCTCTTTTCCGTTAGCCCGTGCTCAAGTTTGCTGCGCCTGTCCATTATCCAGTTAATCCACTCCTCCTGACGGGGGAACAACAGAAACGGGATAGTGGCAGGCAGACCGTAGTCGAGGTTTCGTGGGTCGGTCGTCATCCCCCAGTCGATAATGAACTGGGCCGGATCATCACGATAAAACTGTTTGAGTGCAGGGAGCGCTGCAGGGTTTTGTCTGATGCGCTGCAGGCGCTCCATCCTCCACTCAAAAACCATGTTGTAGTCAGGATTTTTGAAATCAAAGGGGAAAGGCAGCGGCATAGATAATTTCCTAAAAAACGCTCCGATTTAACATAATGACTGTTACCCGCACCAGCAGGATCCCTCCCATGATGAAATGTCCGCCAAAGGCTTATTTCACCCGGATAAGTGGCAAAAAGTGCGTGAATAAAACGTGCATAAACAGGGTCAAAAAGTGCATAGCATTTATTCCGTTCGAAATGCCTGTTTTTGCATTTTTCAGCCCATGATTTTTTTGTAGAGCTCTGCTGCTTCCTGCGGGGTGAGGTTCGTCGTCTCGGTTTTGATAGCGCTGCCACCCGGACCAGAGATTTCGATTTTTTTGGGGTTTTCCAGTTCCAATAGCAGAGTAGCCGGGACTTTTATCCCTTCCGCTTCGAGTAACTGGGCGGCTTCAAGCGCGGTATATTTACCAGCCACTTTGTGTTTCATCACCTCGCGCAGTACATCACGCTGGCGCTCTTCGTCGCTGTAGACGCTGGAACCCAGACCGAGCGCCTTTGAGAAAACAGCAATATCGTTATGTGTGGGTAACACATCTTCAATCGTAGTTTTCACGCCGTCAGGCGATGTGGTGACAACCTTCCGCTTTCTAACGTCCAGACTTTTACCGGCTACACGGTTAATCTTCTCTCTGAGAGCTTCGCGAGCCTCAGTGAAAGCACGATCGAAATCGATATTCTCTTTTCGCCAGCGACGGATCGTCGTCTCGTCCACACCTAAGCGCTGAGCAACCATCCGATTGCTGATTTTGCTACGGGCTAATGCCATGTCCATAACGATACCGACGTAGGCTTTTCTGAAGCTTTTTTTAGGAGCCATACTTCCGCCTAAGTCAATGTGATTATTTTTTGTTCAAAATCCAATTTCTCCGATCCGAGTGCGGCGTATCACGCGGTAATTTCTGGCGTGCAGGCCGCGCCGTCTCTGGCTCCAAGTGCGGCATATCAACAGGGGTAAAAATGCGGCATATCCTGTTTTTCGCGAGAACTGCGATTTAACGCTCTCAGGCCGCACAGAATGGGGAGATAGTGGATCACCCTACTATTTCCATTATGTGAATAACTCAGTCCAGATCCATATCTACCGGCGCACAGAACAGGTGTCCGTAAACATCGATAGTGGTCTTGATATTCACATGCCCGATAAGTCGGGATACATGCGTGATATCAACGCCCCTGGCAGCCAGTCGCGATACCGCAAAATGCCGCAGATGATGGAACCGTTTAATGCCATGTGCTGACAGCGTTTTCTGTAGAATTCCCTGCGTACCGTAGTTGATGGACAGTGGCGATCCTGTAAAGCTATTGGATACCAGCGGCTGAGCCGTACCGAACAATTCTCTATCCAGTAGAGAAAGGAGCTCTCTGGGCATTCTCACCTGTCGTTCTACGCCACGTTTTAACCCTTCACGAATTACACCATTGACGATATGCCGCCGGATCTGAATTATCTCCGGAGAAACATCTTCGTAAGTTACCGCGAGAGCCTCGCCAAGACGCAGACCACAAATCCCCAGCCAGCATGCAATGCGTTCTCTATTCGGTGCCGTATTGAGTAACTCGCGTACCGTTTCCTTTGAGGGGATCGTTATGGGCCTGCGGTGCCGCCGCACAGGACGCTCAACAGGGTTAAACCTGATGAGACGCTTTTCTTCCAGGAGAAAGAACGCCGAGCGGATCCAGCGATGACAGCCTGGACGAACAAATTCCGTTATATCCAGATGGCTGATATGGAGAACATTTTTATCGAGGATCGGTCCTTCTATCGCGAGAAGATCGTGACGGCACTTTGTATAAGACGAAAGCCGGATAATGTTTTTTTCCAGCTTACTAACCTGATACCCCAGATAAAACAGGATTAATTTTCGAAGGGTCCAGGAGCGGTCTATACCTTTCCAGTTGGCAGTTCTGCAATCCAGCTCAATACTCTGTTTTTCCCAGAAGAGATGAGCCGCATCATCAATACCTTTAAAAATACGGCGACGCCCATGCCCGGTTCTCTCATCCTTCCAGTGGACATAATATTTTGATTGTCCGTCGGCATCAGAAGAGTGTTTTATCGATGCCATACAGAACGCTCCTCTTTCAAAAAGCATTATCGAGACCGCTCTGATAAATGGTCTCTGTAATGCCCTACTTCAAACACTGCGTGCGAATGTAGTCCTGCAAGTAGTTCACTTGCCCGGTGATGGTAGCGATCCGCTTTCTAAGGGTGAAATAATCCCGTTGAGCGGAGTCTGTAAGTCTGGGGCCGGAAGCATCGCCCACGCTGCCGGAGGTGGTCGCTCCGTTTTTTGGACAGGTGGCGTTGAGACGCAACCCACACTTGCCAGAGCTAACGCAACGCTGCAGATCTTCAAGCTGGCTTTTCGCAACTGCTAACTCCTTCGTGTATTTAGCATCCAATGCGGCAACGTCTCGCTGCCGGGTCCGCATATCGGTGATGGTGGCGTTCGCCAGTTCCAGCGCCTTAACCTTTTCATCACGCTGCCGTTTGAATTCGGTTGCGTTGGTGTAGTAGTGGTTCGCCAAACATCCAAGGCATACAATCAAGCAGATAATCGCTGCGCTGATAATGGCTGTTATACGGCTCATTTTTGGCCCCACAAACACACTTCACGCTCAATTTCTCGCCGAGTTACAAGACCTTTCCAGACCTTTTTCCCCGCATAAATCCAGACGCGTAGTTGCTCACACGCACCTTTCGAATCGCCCTGGTTGATTTTGCGCAGCAGCGTTGAAGTCTGGAAGCTGCCAGCACCAACGTTATAGGCGAACGAGTAAAGCGCCCCACGCATCGTTTCAGGAATTGGCTTTTTGATGTACGGGTTAATCTGACGGGCGACGGCGTTGAGGTCTTTATCCAGAAGAGCATCACACTCTGATTTCGTGTAAGTCTTCCCCAGCATGATGTCTTTGCCAGTATGTCCATAGCAGACAGTCCAGACGCCGATCACATCCTGATAAGGCTGATACCGCACGCCCTCAAGTCCATCATTACCCGTAGGGCCAGTGATAAGCGCAGAGGCTATGGCAATTGCACCACCACCGACCGCAGACAAAACATATTTTCGTAAGGATTGATTCATTACTCTCCCGCCTTTTGTAATGCCTCAACAACTACGCTAGCCGCCGCTGGGCGTTCATGGTGAGGTTTGTCACTGACGCCTTTCAGGTAGTCATTGACCATCTGAGTACGCTTTTCATCCTCCCGGCGCTTTCGTCGTGCATCTACTCGCCCGTTAATGTATGACGCAAGGGATATAAGTAAGCCGACAGCACCAAAGAACATGTAAACAACGTCCTGGGTGGTAAAGCCCAGCGCTGCGGCAAAGGTCCCTACCCACGCAAAGAATTGCGTGAAGATGTTCCCGGAATCGTTCATTTTCATAGTCTCCACCTCGCGTAGTTTGCGGGTGCTGTGTGTGCTTGAAAGGGTCAGGCCCATCGGGCTGATTTAACAACGAGCCATATCGATGATGATTCCCGTGAGCCTGAAATGAAAAAGGCCGCCAATCGGCGACCTTCAGAAAGTGATTTTCAGATACAAAAAACCCCGCTTGCGCAGGGTTTCAGGTTTCATTTTTAGTTGCTTATCGGCGCTGCCATCGTGGCGCAGCTCTGCCAAGCATGAGCGAATTATCTGAAATTCTGAGTAGTTATCAATGACCGGGGAAATAAATAGCACGAATTGCTAAAAGCAGTTCCCGATAGACTTACTCAGATTTCAGGCTCTGGCGCACTGCAATGAACGTTTTCGCCTGGAATATCTGAAGGCACCATTTAACACGCTCCCTCGCCATTGGCGGAGTTAGCCAGGGCGCGGCATGCTGCAGTTCACGCGCCAAATCAGATATTTTTTTACGGGTGGTGTAATAATTCATCCCTATGACGTAAACCGGATCCTCTAATTCAAATGTTCGTAGTACAGCTTGCTCTATGCAGTCGGCATCATCATGCCGTTCGGCTTCCTCTATCATGTCACTTAGCGTGGTAGGCCATAGTATTGCTCGCGCCCTTCCCATTGCCTGAGGACCGCTAAAGCCCTCTTGTCGCGCCTGCTTCAGCGCCTCGGTTATCCGCGTTAGCTGACTTTCATCCCATCCATCTTCCTTCAGTTTCCCCCAGAATTGATTGCAGTTCTGAAGGCGATACTCTGCGCGAGTTTTACCGCCAACACACTCTCCCCAGACAGTTAAAAGTGATTTAATCCATCCGGCCTGAACGGAAGTAAGTAGCAGGGATCGCCCCAGCCAACGCTTATGCGGTGCTGATGCCGCTTTTTGAATGGCAGAAATATGATTACGTTGTTGGCGCGGAGTCATCCCTTCACCTCATTGTTTAAAATACGTCCCGGAATAATTTCAAATGAGTTGTTGCACTGATTGCCCCATCGATCCCAACCAGGCCAGGAGTCACGAGCAAACAGCTCAACGCGCCGAACGTCGCCGTAAAGCAACTCCAGCCGGTGACGCACTTCCCACGGTTTTTCGCTGTGCTCGCCAAGGCAGGTGTATACAACCTGCTTAATGGACGCATTGACACGCTCAAGTCCAATACCGCGCGTAGCAATCAGCAGGTCCTCTGTATTGGCGCGGGTGTAATTTCCTCCGTTCATTCGGGTTTCGTTGTTGAGCATGGCAAGCAGATCACTGAAGTCCACCAGCTCACCAGATTCAAGCGCCATATTAAATCGGCGTTCAGCGTACTGATTCAATTTCACCCAGGTGAAACCTTTCATGGTACGCACGCGGAATCCCCAGGCTTGAGCAAGTTCTATTGCCTCCTCGGTGTGCGTTCCCGTGTACCACATTGCGAGCACAGCATCTTTAGCAGCTACTTCCCATACAGGGAGCCGTTTAAGCTCATCCATACTCATTGTGCTGTAGTGATTTTCTGCTGCGCCGTTGCTGATTTTGTTGCCGTATTGCCATGGTGGGTCAACGTAGATAAGTTGGTATGTCATGAGCCCCCCATATAAGCACGAATGAACTCAGCGGCAGCCTGGGCGTTTATGGCGTTGCCGTAGCCTTTGAGTCTGCCGACGCGGTTGCTGCTTGCCACTCTTGCCACCCCGGGCTCGACTCGTCCCAGGCGTGCGGCAGCCCCATCAACCAGCGGGAATGTGCCGGGTTCAACTGGACGCCATTTTCCATCTCGACATAAGAGCCAGTCCGCATCTCGCCAAAAACCGTTAACCTCAAGGGCCCGCATGTGTACGCTTGGCGCGGCAACTGGTCCAGTCGGTCTTTCCCATCCCGCTGCGCCGTCATTCCCGCTGAGTCCTTCCAGTCGCGTGAGGTTGGTGTTACCCAGCCCGCCATTCTGGCGGCTCCACCCAATGTCGATCCCCTGTTCGGCGCATTTGCAGCTGCACCCAATCCCCTGACCTGGTTGTTGTCGATCGTGGTTGGCGTCGGCCAGCCGGACATCATCGCTGCTGTTTGAATATTCATCCCGCCCTGGCGCCCGGATGTTCCCGCGCCGGTCACTGATGACGCTGTCGGCGTTGGCCACCCAGTAGGCCCGCTCTCTGATGTGCGGCGCACCGATGCCCGCTGACGTAAACGGCACAAGCCCGAAGGCGTATCCCACTCCTTCCAGGTCTGCTTGTACAAGGTCGAACCATGTGTTTGCGTTACCGCTTGCAACCTGTTCGCCAAATACATGCTGAGGTCTGCGCTCGCTGATGAGATGGAAGAAGTGAGGCCAAAGGTGCCGCTCGTCAGCAAACCCATCTCCTTTGCCTGCCGCGCTGAAAGGCTGGCACGGGCAGGAGCCAGTCCAGACCGGTTTATCGTCAGGCCATCCTGCGAGGCGGAGGGAATGGGACCAGACGCCGATCCCGGCGAAAAAGTGGCACTGGGTAAATCCTCTGAGGTCGTCAGGTGTGACATCTTCAATACTCCGTTCGTCAACGCAGCCAGGTGCGATATGTCCGGCGGCGATCAGGTTGCGCAGCCACTGCGCGGCAAATGGGTCTATTTCGTTGTAGTAAGCTGCGGGAGTCATGCGATAGCCCCCCCTAATTCCTGGAGAACCTGGGCCAGCAAATCAGTTTCAGTGCCGAATTTTTCTTCCCACGATTTACGGCCAGCATGAACAGCAACGCCATAACCACCGGTGCGATGGTGAGCGTGGCATAACGGGATCACATGGAAATTATCTGCACGAACAGATAACCCAGTACCGGAACTGCAATGATGAATTTCAGCAGGCGATTCGCCATAACCTAAATTACGGCAAACAACACAGCCCAATGCAGCCACACGGCTAAGATGTAGCTTTTCTGATTTGGTTTTGGATTTGCTCATGCCATACCACCAGCACAAGCAGAGACACCGCGCTTTGACGTGCGGTGTGAATTGGCATTACTACTTTTTTGCGTCATCACTTTTCTCCAGTGATGGCGCGATAGGTTCGGTGTTCAGCCGAGGTGATTATTATAAATCAGCTTCTATCTTTCAGAAAGTAGCTTTTGCATTCCTCGTGAGAGGCTTCGGTGTTCTTTATTTCTCCTGACTCCATTGGAGTGAGAACATAAACGCCACCAGGAAGACTATCCAGCACGTAACTACCAGGTATGCGGATCGCCTCTAATAATTCTTCTTCGTTCATGAGATGCCACCCTATGAAGATATTTTTTCATCAGTGGTAACTCTTCCCGAACTGCAATTAATACTCGTCACATTACCCCCAGAGCGACATTCAGACGCACAAATCCGGCAGTGGCATCAGAGGGAATGCACGCTACCAATAACCAATTCTCAGTAAAACCAATCGTCAGCGCTTTCCCACGTCTCTTGCAGGATTTGCTCTACACGTTTTTTATCGCCGTCAGCACCGCCCAGAACGCTCAGCCCATCGTTACTTGTACGTCTGATTGTGAGCTTACAGTCATCATACGACTGGGATAATCGACGCAGCAGCTCTTTCTCAAGGGCTGGCACTGCACCATCAGGGAGTTTTTTGTCCTTCGCAATTGTGAGTTCAATTTTCATAATGAGCACCTCATGCAAATACTGTATAAATAAACAGTATACCTGAAACATTGAATGGTCAAGCCCTTAAAGGCACTTTTTGCTAATGCCATGTGCATGTTTAATTTGATGTTTTGGACACATAAAACAAAACCCGCCGTAGCGGGTCTGGGGTTAAATAACGGGGTTAGGGTCTTCATCAACGTAAGTTGCGCGGTTAATCAGGAACGTCAGAACGCCCTTCACCTCCACATCGTCCAGGGCGTCACCTTCGATCGCTTCACCATCGGAAGTAATTAGCGCGCGACCGCGAACGATGCCAAACTGAATTATCCCGCAGAAAGAAACGAGCACGTGATCGCCCTGCTTTGGTCGTCGGGAAACATCGATAACGGCATAACCTGCGCTCGTCTCCAGTACGCGACAGTTTGCATCAATCTGGCAAATCCTGTTGATTGTAAGTGTTTGCTCTGCATAGTCTTTTGCGGGTGACGGAAATCCCATAATTAAACCTCACACGAAAATACTGTATATTTAAACAGTATATCTATGTGAGGTTTTAGTCAACATGCCGGGGCCATAAGGTCACTTCAACTGCTTTGGATCAACTTTGTTGTGTATCTCCCAAAGGCTAATACCGCAGCTTGCACAAAAGTTAGCGAGATAATCCAGGCCGGACCATTCCCGGACGCCTCCACGAGCGGCCTCTACGAAAACAGCAATATCCTTTCCCATCCATAAGCCAAACAACCGCCAGCCGCCGCCATCAGGGCTTTTAACAGCCGCGATGCGGGTCAGAACGCCTGTCTGATAAAGCTCCGTAAAGGCGGGTTTCTTTCTGGTTATCATGCGCATAAATACAAACCTAAGATTTGTTGATAACAAATAGCGTGTTTGCGTTTTATGGTTTCACCTCCTGCGGGGCGGCTGGCAATTCCATCCAGTGGGTTACCAGCACGTGCTCTATGCAGCATGCTGATGGCGCATCAAGCCTGTCGAAAAACAACCCTGAGTGCTTATCGAAGAATGATACAAAGCGATGGCCCATCCTGTTTATGGTGAGCACCTCCTGCTCATCTCCCGGTATCCGCTCGCTTACCGGAATCCATGTATCCGGAATTACCGGAGAGTTGCCCAACTTGTTAGCCGTCGTTACAGGCTCATCCCGGAGCATGGCGGCGCGTAGAACCCGCGCAATGCGTTCGCGAAGTTGCTGTGTCCCATGATATTCAATCGCAATATCGCGCAACTGATTAACCAGTTCGCGGATTTGATGGTCTTTCAGCACTACCGGCGCTGGCGGCGCATAGCGATAGAGCGGAACCAATTCCCCATGAGCCATTTCCTCCGCATCATCGAGATAGGGGTATGCTGGAGTGCTTACAACAGCTTTATCGGTTAGGTCTTCGAGCACCACCCACGCTACTGGCTCTCCGTTCATTGCAGCCAGAGCTATGCGGGCAAGCTCCTGCTCTTCCTGTCGCGTCACTGGTGCACCTTTGAAGTTTGCCAGTTGTTCCAGGCGCTCTCTGGTTATGGTTGATTTGGTCATTGGCTATCTCCCGTCCGCGCGGCCATAACCTTTGACCATGCAGTGATTGTTAATGTAAACAGCGGTGGTATTCAGCTCTTGGGCTATGCGTTCTTCGCAGTCTTTCCGGTCAGACTCACCAGCCCACCCCATGAGGTAACAAAGCGCAACAATGGCACCAATCCAGAACAAAATTTTAAGTGTGACTCTCATCACTTTGACTCCGCTTGATACCGCTCGAACCAGAACACTACCGGCGCGTTAGTTGGTTGAACCAAGCCGAATGATTCTGCGGTGCGGTAGCTTCTCGATGCCCGGCGAGTCACATCAACCTGAGTCGCGATGCGGCTGCGGAAATCATCAACCGTGCTGCACATTTTGAACAGATTGCAGGGTATGCATGCCGGAACCATGTTGCTGACCGTGTCGTTTTCTGGTCTGTCCATTGCGTAGCCGTTACTGATATTCCTTCGTACTGCTTCGACGTGGTCAGCGTGCCATTTATCGCCAAGCTCACATCCGCAGTAAGCGCAGCGGCCGCCAAACTTCATGCGCAGCTCTGCGCGCTGTTTTTTGGTCAGTGCCATCACTCAGCCTCCCACTTGATGCCAGCGGCGGTCAGCATCTCTTCAATTTCCCAGCGCGCATAAACCGGATAGCGCTCTGACCCATCGCAGCAACGGTCTTTCTCACTGTGAGATACAGCTACGTCATCCCAGTAATCGTCTGGTGCATGGCCTGCCTGAATCCAGATTAAGTGAGCATGTGGCTTCGGCAGCTTCACGGTGACGGTGCGGGACTCCGCCAGTTTCTTCAGGCCTTCCTCTGACATGCGTTTGTAATGGTCTCGAGACTGGATTACCTGAGCGTGGCTTTCTTCCAGTTCGGCGATGCGCTGGCGCTGAGCGGTAACTTCATCGAAAAGAGCGCAGGCGATATTTCCCTGCTGAGTGGCCAACTGCTGCGCCTTCTCCAGCGCCTCTACCAGCGCGTCGATGTCTTTCAGCTTTACAAACGTAATGTCGTCGCCGAACTCTTTTGCATGGGCTGAGCGGCGCTTCAGGCTGGCAATCAGTCTATTGATATCTGTCATGCTACATCCTCCCCAAGTACCCAGCGGAGAGCGCTGGCATACTCGCCCTCGGCAGACTCCAGGGCTTTGTTAATTTCTTTACGGGTTTTCAGACGTGGCTTTGCGTCGCCCAGAACCTGACGCTGCCGACGGGCTTTTTCATGACCACTAGTCCCAGCGGTTGCCATCTCGATTTCTTTCACCTTCTCGCGCTGGGCTTCTGGTTCCATTGATGCGAGTTGACGAGCCTGGGTAACAGTGACCGTTCCGGATTCAACGGCATCCTTTACAGCCTGGGTGGCGTCCAGCAGAGAAAGCGTTGCGCGAACGGTCTGGACGCTACAGCCAAACAACACCGCAATGTCGTCTTCATCAAGGCCGCGATCCAGCGCATCTGACATTTTTTTAGCCCGGCCCAGCGGTGTATCGGGTCGGCGAATTTCGTTTTCGCTGACCATATATTTAGCCATTTGATTTGCCGAACCGCGCTTAACGACACCAGGAACAAGCAGTGGCCCTTTACCTTCTTTCTGAAGGAGTTTATTGGCCTCCAGGGTATGTTTAACGCGCTGACGGCCTACAACCACGCAGGTGAGTCCCGTTTCAGGGTCTTTCCAGACAATAATTGGCTCTAGAACACCCAGCTCTTTGATGTTCAGCACCATCCCTTCTTCGATCGGCAGATTAATGCGCTCATCGTAGAGGGGATGGGTCTTATCGGTGACTAAGTGCAGCTTTTCCGGTTCAAACATCAGAACATTGGTTTTGCCGCTGGCGCCGTATGCGTCTTTTGAGTTTTTAGCCATTTGTCTTCTCGCTATTTTTCTTTTCTGCCTGAGCAATCCACTCTTTTCTTAGTTCTTCCCGCGCCTTTCTTTCTGAGCCAGCCATATAGGCTCGTGTGATGCGGTAATGGCACTTAGTGCATTCAAGGTGCATGTGAGCTGTATAAATGGCCCGATGCTGTCCTATCTGTCGCGGTTTCCCTTCTCCGCAAACCGGGCAATTTGGTAAAGTCTCTGATGTCATCGTGAAACCTCCCGGAGCTTAAGGAACTGCGTGCTGTGATACGGGCAATCTGGGTTAGTAACCTTTAAATTCAGAAAACCAGCTTCAACAAGGCGACCGCAGCGGTAGTGAGGGCGATCAACGGTGCCGACCAATGACTGCCACTCAAACCAGACGCCTACCGGGACCGAGTGCAGCAGCTTCATATCCAGTTCGGTGAGGTTATGGCTCAGCTGAGCAGGTTCTTTAGTACCGCCAGTCATCCAGTAACCATTCAGGTTTTGAGCTTTGCCCTCTTTCTCCAGCACCAGAAGACGCGCCAGCATTTCAGGGGCTGAAAGGTCGAAATACTTAGCCAGGTCACGACAGGTCACTTTTCCCAGCTCGTTTAAAACGTCAGTGATTTTTTCCATCAGATTTATTCTCTTTGTCAGGTTCATCAGGCCGTCGCGCGGCATTCTTTCAGCAGGTTGTCGAACATCATTCGAAGCTGGTTGGCGCATCCAAACGGCATATCGTTGATGATCCAGGTAGCGACCGTCACGGATACCATCCTGGGTGATGCGGCCTGCGCTATGCAGTTGGCGAAGTTGACCGCTTACGGAGCACATGCTGCGATCCAGCACTTTAGCGATCTCCCTGGCGGTCAAGCCGGGGTTAGCTTTGAGGAACTCAAGCATCGTGATTTCACCGCGATATTGTGTTTTTTGAGATTTCGTCGTTTTCATGAATAACCCCGTTAACCCCGGAACCCTTTCGGGATATGTGTATCCAGACCACCACCCATGCCGAACGCGTTACCTGTAGCCAGGTTTCCAGAACACAGCTTCAGCACCAGCTCAGGCCATTTTCGGCGCAGTGTCGGCACATCCTGGACCCTCTGGCACCACCACTGATCGCGTTGGATACGTTCAACCATGCTGCGGATTTGCTCGTGTTTACAGCCGTGTTCCTGGCGTAACAGGCGAACCTCTTGCGCCCAGCGAACAAAATTTGGTTCTCTCGGTTTTGCCAGGCAACCATCGAATTCGGCGGCACGCTCGTACATTTCGACGATGGTTGACCAGAACCACATTGCCAGGTCGAAATCGTCATCAGTAGCCAAATCGCTGTCTTCAGTTGCCTCTGGAAGAACTGTTTCCCGATTTGATTCAGGAAAGTTATCCACAGGGGAAGCCTTCCCCCCTTGGTTTTTAAGATCTGTTTTAAGATCTGTATTTTTAAGATCTGTATAGAGATAGGATTCGGCGCTTATGCCGTTTCCATTCGGCGTTTGTGCCGATTCCTGGATTTGGCGTTTATGCCGAATGCATTCGGCGTTTGTGCCGTTTCCATTCGGCGCTTTTGCCGAATCCATTATTTTCAATGCCTTGCTTCCATTCGGCACTTGTGCCGAATCCAGAATTGTCGGGAATATCTTGAGCATCAGTTCTTCCTGGTCGATGCGGTAATGCTTCTTCGGGGTTCCGTTCACCTGCCGAAGTTCTTCCTGAATAACACCGGGCAAATATTGCTCAGTGATTTTGTAAATGGCCCTTCTGACCACATCCCCTTCGATAACCCGAACTTCTTTTGCAAGTGCTGCATGCTCTTTGTAAAACCAGCCGTTTGGCAGGCTTGATTTGCCAGACCAGAACACCAGTTGATTGAGAATTGCCGCCAGCAAATGTTGCTGCCTATCCCCTGCAAAGAAGTCCAGATATGGGCCAGGGATCGTGATGCAATTCCCCTGCCCTGACATGGCCTGAACAATTTCAAAGACCTGATTGCTCATACCAAAACCTCATTGTGTAGCCGTAAAAACTCGCGTAATCCCACCCAACCAACAGCACCGCAGGCTTTCCGGTAGGAAACATCTTTCTCTGTCGCAGTGATTACCGTCACCATGTGTCCCTTGTGCCTGTGCTGGAAGCGCGATCCGGCTTTAGGGATACCATTACAAGCGCTATCACCTTCAGACGGCGTATACGCCGGATAGGCTCGTTTTAGGCGAGCAATCAATTCAGCAGCAGACTGGTTACACATAGTCACCTCCGGAATCAGTGGTATTTCGGTACTTCAACAGCGCCAGGTTGATACGCTTTGCTGTATACGGCCTCGATCGCGTCATCGTGCGCATCAATAGCCGTTCCAATAGCGTGCTGAGCCGCGAGCAGCGCCCGGCGCTCAATGGTGTCGTAGATGCTCAAACGGTGACGGATTTCACGCGGGAGAACGCGCAGGATTGCCGGAAGCAGTAAACGGATTTTCTCGCGCTGCAGCTCGGTCTCACCTTTCAGCCAGCGGTGGAAAATATTCTGTTGGTTACTCCAGGTTTTCCCCGGTACCAGGCGCAGCTGATTACCGCCAATACGTGCATATTCCTCAGCGATAGCATTTGCCGCGAACGCCTGACCAACTTCTGCAGCCCAGGCCAGCAGAACCATTTCAACGTGCTCGTGTTTGATTTCCATCAATCAGACTCCTTCTGTGCTGTAGCCGTATCATTCTCAGGAAGGCCACTGGTTGGGTTTGGGTGAAGATCAGGACGCAACTCATGCGGAGTAATTCCAGTTGCCTCGTAAACCTGAATTACGCGCTTTGGTGGAACTTGCCCCTGGTACTTATGGATCCATCGACTCAGCGACGACGGTTTAATGTTCAAGGCAAGTGCAAGCCGACGTTTGCCACCTGCAGCTGTAATTGCCTTATCAAGACCTGACATGTGAACCTCTCGTTTTAGCCATTGTGCAATTATATTGAGCTAATGGCTAAAAAAAATCAACAACAAGAAATTATTATTGTTTTAGCCAGTGGCTTACAATTGTTGCTATGAAGACAGAAACCCAGCATGAATCAGGCGCAAAGCCACAAAGCACGCTTGCCGCAAGACTTGATGAGTTGATGAAACTGAATCATTGGTCTCGCACAGAAATGGCGAGGATTGCGGGAGTTAGTCCTACCTCTGTAACCAACTGGTTTAAGAGGGAAACCATTAGCAAGGAGTCAGCAGCCAAACTAGCCAAGGCCGCTAAAACCTCGCTCTCATGGATACTTACAGGAGCAGAGGAACTCGGCGGGACATACACCGAAGACGAAATTGCACTTATTGAAGTTTTCCGCGAATTGCCTCCTATCGAGAGGCGCAACATGCTGGCTGCATTCCAGATGCGGCTACAAAAACTCAAAGATTTTTACTCTGACAACGTAGATCCGACTACCAGAGAAAAATAAATTCACTTCAATTTCAAAAGAATGCCGCCTATTGGCGGTATTTTTTTAGCCTTTGACTTATCTTTTGGTTGATTTTATTTAGCCTGTAGCTCACCATAAGTACATCGACACAACGGTGCGATAGGTTAAACGTTCCGCTACCCGGCGATAAGGGATCACAGGAGACGGTTATGGATAAGGCTTACGAGGAATATTTCGACAGTCTGGCTGAAGGTGAAGAAGCCCTCAGCTATGCCGAGTTCGTTGAAGCGCTTTCAAGTAAGGCGGCTTAAAGAAACCTGAAGTTGCAGTGTGTTTCGTGGTGGTGAATTGCAGGGTGAAAAAGCCCAACTGTGAAGATCAGCGTCACGGCACCACCAACGAAACACTCTGCAATGGAACTCAAACAGGCTTTGTAATGTGGTGAATGCGGCTAAGCGCACGCGGATCAGTTAAAGCAGTATCACTCGTTTCCTAGAGTGGGGTGGAAAAGAAGCTACCGGCTCCAGTTGTTAACTGGCTGGCGTCACCGGGAGGCACCCGGCACCACATTACAAAGCCTGTTCTGATTAATGTTTGAAGGATGGATTGAAAAATGAGCAAGCAAGGCATCCGTTCACTGATTTACGTACTGTTTTCCATGGCGGTTTTATGGTCGGCAGTGATTGCGAAAATTCTACATGTCGCGGGGGTATTCAATGGTTAACACTCAGTTATTAGCTGCACAGAACAAACTGGTTATAGCTCAGGCTATTGGTGATCGTTCTATGTGGGATCAGGCCATGCTTTCTATGAAAGGCATCTTTGAAGCTGCGAGACAAACAGAGGACGGAATGTTAAACGGTCACGTTAACCCGCTTTCAATGCTGAACGTTGACGATGTTATTTGTAATTACGATATGTACGGCGATCTAATCGTAGTAGATGGCGATTTGCTATTAGGCATGTCGAAAATAAACACTGACATTATCAACCACTAATTCAAAACAATTAATTTTGGTTTTATTAATGCTTTAGCTGGCAGGTATAAACACACTCTAAATGTGTCTGCATTATATGCAGATAAGGAAATTTGATGGAAGAATCTAAACACCGCTGCTACGGCTGCGGCGGAACCTTCATACGTAAAGAACTCCACTATCGCCCCTCAGGAAGAGGGGCATATCGCAGAGAGTTATATTTCTGCCAGATATGTAATGAGAAGGAAAATAAAAAACAAGCATTGCGCTCTGCAGGTTCTGCATTCCGTAAAACACTCCCTGCAAGGCCTGGCTACTTTAATCACAGCCGTTAAAGGTGACTCATGGTAACAAACTCAATACGTATACCAGCCGAGGTAAATAAAAAGGCTTCATCAATTCTTAATCAGTACGCCTCAGGAGAATTAAAAGCCTGTCGTATTAAGTGCGGAAATATGAGCTTGCGAGTCGGCAGAAAATGGAGACTCCTGTCTAAAGATAATGGTAATTGTTGGGAAATAATGAGCCATGAAAAATACAACAAACGTAAAGACCGTAAATAAAGAACTAAGCATCAATGAACTAAAGATAGGTCGTTGTTATAGAGCTAAAAAACCACGGCCTGCAGGGCAGTTCGCATCATATGCAAACGACCGCCAGATCATGCGCATCGGTTCTACTACCGTGCAATATGATGGTCCTAGTGTTCATGCCGGGCGTCATTACCCCACAATCAGCAAAGAAAAGTTCCTTGCGTGGGCTTCACACGATGTGACTGATGAACTCCCTCCGGGAGAGTGGCAGATATGGCCTATCCCAAAGGGCTGAGTAACTCAAAGCACAGTTAATGGTTTACTGATTTAAGAGAATCAACATGAAGCCGGGGAACGTTTTATAGTTACCCGGCCTTGAGGTGATTTATATGGCAGATATTACTCGTGAAGATGAATGGGTAATGGAAAAAGGGCTTGTAGCGAAGATGTATATGACCCCTCGTCAGATAAAGTCATATAGAGAAGGAAGATGGGTGGAGGGTATTCATTTTAAAAAGCACCCACCTAAACCGGATACAACCGAAGGCAGGGCTACTCTTTGGTACAACTATACGAAAATTAATAGGCTTATTGGGGATACGTGATGAATATGCCTGCTGGCGTAGAGCTGCATGGAAAAGCAATAAGAATTAGCTTTCTATATCGTGGCGTTCGTTGCCGCGAAGTTTTACGGGGCTGGACAGTATCGAATAGCAATATACGTAAAGCCGGTAATCTGCGTGCATTGATTGTAAGTGAAATACAACAGGGAAAATTCGATTACGCCGAGCACTTCCCTGAATCAAAAGCGTTAAAAAAATTCACGTCCACGCAAAAGATTAAGACTTTCGGTGAATTATGCGATGTTTATCTGGCATCCAAAAAACTGGAGGTATCAGCAGCATCCTACAAGGGGGCTCAGTCACGTATAGCCACCCTCTCCGCAATAGTTGGAAGTAATACCCTGCTTAGTGAAATTCAGCACACAGATTTACTTAATTACAGGAATGCACTCTTAACGGGTAATACATTAAGCGAGCATGCGCCGTGGCTGCAAAAGAAAGGACGCGCGGTATCTACGGTTAACGGGTTAATGAATAATCTGACAGCCTTACTGAAGATGGCTAACCTGAGTGGTTTTATCAGTCATACGCCACACGAAGGCATTAAATCACTTAAAAGGTCCAGGCGGGATCCGGACCCTCTTCTGCAAAGTGAGTTTGAAGGTTTTATAAATTCACTTTCCCGCAGACATGCTTTGCTATGGACTGTAGCTATTTTTACCGGGCTTCGACATGGAGAGCTCACTGCGCTTGCGTGGGAGGATGTGAACCTTGAGACAGGAGAGATCTATGTCCGGCGAAACCAGACAAACGAGGGGTTATTCGTTCCGCCCAAAACTGAAGCGGGGATCCGAACTGTTACCCTCTTACAACCTGCGCTGGATGCGTTGAGAGAACAATTTCAGCTAACAGGTGCGTTAAGTAAAACTGAAATCACCTTCCATCACCGCGAGCACGGGCTGACCGAACAGCAGAAACTACGCTTTGTGTTTGTGCCTCCAAAAAACTGGCGCGGTGAAACACGATACTATGGCTCTCAATCTCTGGGTTATAGCTGGGAAAGAGGTTTAAAACAGGCGGGAATACGCAACAGGCGTCCCTATCAGTCGCGCCATACTTTTGCGTGCTGGCTTTTAACGGCAGGAGCTAACCCCTCGTTTATTGCCGGACAGATGGGCCATGAAAATGCGAAGATGGTTTATGAGATTTACTCGAAGTGGATTGGTGAGATGGATCGTAACCAGGTGGAAATGCTGAACGCCCGTTTTTCTGAGGCTTTGCCCCAAGGGTGCCCCACAAAGAGAGTGGTAGGGATAAAAAGCGTTTAA